CATACTGTTTTGGTGAAAGAATCCTGAATATTTCCTTTGTAATCTATTTGTGCTTGTAAGCAACCCTGCACACTTGTACCGCAATCAACCTCAAAAACAGTTTTATGCCTATTTGTACCTGCGTTATATATATCTGTGCATATTTCAAAAAGTGGTGTGGATATCGTATCAGAAGCCGCTACATACAGGTTGCCATCCTGGTTATCTATACCTGTGATATTAACCCCACAAGTGCCCATGCTCTTGTCGCTGGGGGAATATATAAATCCATAAGTATCATCACAGATGTATAACACCATGTTTTCAGCGTCATAGCTTAAAACTACATCACTGCTTAATGAACTTAAATACTCCGAATAATCCAGCTTTGCAATAGAGTCTGTCAAGCTGAACAATTGCCCTTTATTATCGAGAAAAAAGTTTATTCCTTCATTTCCAGCAAATGCAGATTTTCCCTTTAGTCCGGTTCTATGGATTGTGTTCAACCCGTATGTTTTCCCGGAAGGGATTAAAAAAGATATCCCATTCTCACCGTATACCACTACTTTGTTTCCAAGCTTTTTTAAGCCATAGATCATCCCTGTCCAGTCTAACGGTCTGGACCCTGCTACATTAGCCTTGTCAATTGTGAAATCGAGAGAACCTACTTTAGACCACTGCACCCAATTACTTTTAGCTGATCTATTATAAACCCTGCCATAACTGGAAAGTGTATGAGTTGTGGTGTTATTTGCTGCTATCTCAGAGGCCGTGTAGTTACCGTTAGAGGTCAATACGTGCGTGGTCACACAGTCGGAGATATTACCAAATACGTTACCGTTAGAGACTAACCAGTAATTACCTTCATCAACGTACTGTTCTAACCATTCTACTTCAATGGCCAGATCCATATTGATAGGCTCTGCCGGGAATTTACTGACAACCCCTTTACTACGAAGTGTTGACTGTGTTGTGCAATCAGCTATCTCGGCCCCTGAATATTTGAGCAAAAGGGCTGACTCTTTATTGGTGTGCTCAGATGGCGCACCAATAAATGTATCTAATCGTGGGGGCCTTCCATTGCCCTGCCGCCCTCTTATTGTGTAGTCTGATCGCCAAATGGCCAAGGTTAAATCTCCACTACGGCATACGCATCAAGCGCTGAATTGGTCGCAAGGTTCCACAGAATAATGCTGCTTGAGACTGGTATAGTCAGTCCCTTGGGGAATGTCCATATTACTCCACCGCCGGCGGTCCCAGGCAAAGATATTCGTCTCAAAAAAGCTGTTGGGATTGTAGGTTCAGTTCCCCAAGCCAAAGAGGATTGTACAACGCCAGAGGCTATAACATCGTCAGGATCTTCAGTTAAAAAGTCAACAGGAGAAGTGGGCGTGATCCCAATTGCCTGTGGTCGCCCCATCCCTATAGTGGTAGCTGTGCCAGCAGCAAGAGTGAAGCCAAGCTCCAATAGTTTTGCCCTGCCAGGTGTAGCGCCAGTTCTGATTTCCCAGGCTGAATGTCCCGTTGTTACCATAGTTGTTCTTACGCCCAAAGATACTATCATGATCCGATATCCTCCCTTATGCTGCTAAAAATTACAGGTGTTCCGTCTGTGGCTGTTATCGTTCCACCGGCATCCTTATAAGACATGATTGCATCTGTATAGTCATCACCACCAGAAGTGTCGGTTGAATCGTCATAAATAATCCCTCCTGAAGTAACAAGAGAGCCACCACTTGCATCAATCTGGACGTTATCAAATGTCAGTTCGGACCTATCGTCAGTGTTATTTGTTGTGACCAATGCACTCGTTAACGTCACCCCGCCAGCAGTATAACCATTGCCAGTTGATAGTTCATATGCCGACACATCCGCATATGCGTGGTGAGCGTCTTTATCAAAAACGAAACCTGTTTCCATTAAAATCATTTTGAAAGTGTCAGTTTCAGCCGCTATCTGCCCTTTCCATAACATTGACCTGAAACTATTTGGTGCTGAGTTTGCCATATTGTCTACTTCTCCGTTGCTATTATTCTACCCCCACGCATACCCTGGGGAAGATATCATTATTGTATGAAGTTGCGCTATTTCCACATGTGCCCATAAGTCAGACCCTATCTTTTCAAAATCTGTTCTTGGGAGTTCATCGCCAAGCCCTAAATTTCCGCTATCGTTCTGGCCTACCCCCCAAGCCTCTCCACTACTTTTTACCCCTACGGTAGTATAATTTTGACAAACACATTCAAGCCAATCTTCTCCTGGAATAAGACTATAGTTTACCTTGAATGAGGTGTCAGGTATCCCCATTAAATTAAATTCGTTGTTACCGGCTGCATACATGGTTCCATTACTCTTAATTAAAAAAGTGGTCCCCATCCATACTGTTCCTCCTGGTTGGTTGCAGCTTAAAAAAACATTGTCTGTGCCAGCTTCAGTTATTTCTTTAAATTCAGTTTGGCTTACTTGTGTCCCATCACCATACTGGCCACGTGTATTAGCGCCTGCCATAAAGACTTTACCATCAGTACCCAACAGTCCTGTATATTGATAACCACAAGAAACTGATGCTATACCGCTACTTTTACTTGTGGCAGTCATCACATCATAACTTGCTCCGCCCGATATTCCCAAGCAGCCTTGTTGATTGTCGCCACAACTGTGAACGCTTCCGTTGTCTTTTACCGCTGCAAAGTAAAAACTTCCTGTCTCGACCTGGTTCCAATCTGTCTGAGAACCTATCTGTGTAAAGACATTCCTATCAACAGAATCTCCTTGAGCGAGTTGACCCTTGCTATTTTCACCAGCACTCCACATAGTGCCATCGGTCTTTATGGCCACTGTCCATGAGTAATGACGGCTGGAAGACACATCTTTCCAACTACCAGGAATTTGCACCCATTCTTCTTTTTGTAAATTATCACCTATGCCCAATTCACCCTCAGAATTAAGCCCAATCCCCCACATATTATCATCAGTATCTATCACAAACGAAACGTCTGATCCGGCTGCAATTTTCTTATAAAGCCCGTCTCTTGTAATTTCGTCAAAATAAACCCTGTTCAAGTCATCACCGACAGTCCCTGGGGGACTATTCCCCATTCGTGATCCGCCCCCATGCCCGGAAGCACTCACCATTCCACCTGTCAATAATGTTTGCGTTGATGTTGTGCCAACAGGCCAATACCCACAGGGTGAGTGCCGATCTGTGAACTCAGGCTCTTGCCAGTGTGGGTTATTTGTATAACCGTTTACATATCCACTTTTTTTAAAAGGCCATACAGGCATTATGCTTCTACCCCTGGGGCCCCGATAAGAACTTGACCATTAAAGTTGATAATAGACGAAGCTATGGGCAATGCTGTAGTTGTTGAATACTCCCCCGTGCTTGCACTTTTTACAACCGCCACCTTGGAATTACTCATATAAACATACTTATGAAAATCAGCAGCAGCCCAAGTGCTGCCAGCATCGACAGTCAATTTCCAGCTAAGTGCACCGTTAACATACTCAAAAATATCTGTTTCTCCACAAACTATGATCATATTTGTAAAAACAAATAATTGAGGAAACGGGAACCCATCATCGATTCCTTTTGAGTATGCAGTGTCAGTAACCCAAGTACCCCCTCCTGTTCCTGTCTGTGTCCAATATGTCGCATAACTACCACCTGTTATTGGCCTGTTGGCAGCCGCAGAGGTATGACTCAAGGAACATGTATAGTTATTAGCATCAGTGCCAATCACCTCCTGTGGGTCCATGTTAATGGCAGACAATTGGTCTATGACCTGCAAGACACCATCACGCCCCACCGCCCCTTCACACTTTGTAAGAAAACTGCGGTTTCTTGGCATCCTCTTTGACGGCCTTAAGCCCCTGGCCAGTGTGGAGGCGTTTATGGTTAATAACTTTTTCACTATAGAGCACCATTACTAATATCCAGATTCGGATTGCGCTGAAATCCTTTCATGTCGAGTGTCTTTATCTGGCTTATCCTGGCCCGAATCAATGGCAGTGCTATCTCAATCATTTTGTCGTATTCAATTCCGGGGTTATCAGCGTCAACTTTTTCCATCACCGAAACAACAGTATCCTTTTCTTTTGCAAGATCAGGATTGTCTTTATAAAACTGCATATTCATTTTTGCCAATGCCCCGTGCTGAGACATCAGGTTCCCAACGGTGTCGGGGATTAACAGTAACGTTTTTTCTGCGGCCTCTGAAAGCAGGTCAGGTTTTATCTCATCCATCAACTCCATGAATATTTCTTTTATTTCTGCTCTCTCTTCTTTAAACATTTAATCACACACCCCTTTATCAACAGAACTACTTGATGAACTGTAATATTGTGGCCCCTCGTCTATGCCGACAAAGTCTATTAAATCTCGCATGGCAAGAATAAATTCATTATCATGGTAAGCTGCTTTGCCTGGCAATCCGTCCACCATCTCGTTAGCCAATTGCCTTCCAACGTAATGCTTTATTAATCTGGTCTGAAATTGCTCCGGTATACCGTCAGGGGTGTCGCTATCAGCTACCATGGCAACTGGTTTACGATAGAACATAACAGTCATATTTTCGCTTACAGACGGTATGCCTTGGTAATAAATCTGGTTCCCCTTAACGCAAACATTAGTTATCGTCCCTGTCTCGGATAAGTCTTTTTCTGTAACATCTCTAAGGAACAATACAAATGAATAGTAATCACCACCAGCAGGAGCAAACAATTCGTCTCCGTTCTTATCTATGATGTAAAATACATTTCTTTGATATGTTGCTGGTAGGGAGGCGTATGCGTTTACGGTAGTTGATACAGTTGTGGAGCTGTATAATTCAGGTAGTGGAGGGGATATGGTTTGGTCTGGCATTCTAACGCCAGCAGAAATGGTAGTCACAGCCTCATTAATTCTTGAGGTTAAAGACACGCAAGAATTTGTTTGTATATAATGATTTTTTGAAACATCTATTATAGAGTTTGTCAATTCTGTTAAAGTAGGCATGTAAAACCTTTTTTCAGTGGTTAAGAAGATAGGCCGTGCATGGCCTATCTTCAGTTGAATGTTTTACATTATAATCGCTTTATGCCTCAGATGCTGCTTGTGTAACAGCGGCAGACTCGTCAAGCTCAATAGTAATACCGACAACACAGCCAGCGTCAACAGTGGCCTCAGTGTCTATCTGCAAGTATTTATTTGCAGCGGTTGTGCTGTCCGGGTCGAATATGAGTTGGCCGTTTGTGGTGTCTGCGACACCTTCCATTATCACGCCTGCGGCAGTTGCATCGGCAGCTGGAGTACATACATTAACAGCGGTTCCACCTCTTGACAGGGTTATAGTTTCATCAAGATCACTTTCTGCACCATAAACTGCCCTAAAAGAAGCTACGGTACATCTTTGCGCTACAGGGATATAAAAAGTTTTTGCGGTAGTCGTGGCTATATCCACACTCATCATTACTGTTCTCATAATAAAAATTCCTTATTCTGTCTCTTTACCAGGCAATGAAATAATAAAGCGAAACTATCATTGCGCCACCTGCGTCAGTGACGATTGATGTGAAGTCGGCTCCGCCAGTTACAGTGACTCTCACTGTTTGTGCTGTGGTTGCCATGGCACTGTCAGTATTACCCATAGCTCCGACAGTCCCGGTGGCAAAGCAAGAAGCTGTTGTTACCCCGGAATATTTGTCTGTATCGCCTGCTATCCCAACGGAGATAACCGCAGTAGTGTCTCCGGCAAATGCCCCGGAAACTATTGATTTCCATCCCACAACAACGGCATTAGCCGGTAAATCCACGTCAATATCGAGGTATCCAGATGTGCTAGCACCATCCGTAAAGTCCGCTACAAGCAAGTTCTGGCTCTCAAGCTTATTTAGAAAAACATTTTTACATGGTCGAGTTGGGCTTGAAAAGGTTGTTAATACTTTTGAATCAAAATGGTGTTTTGTCCCCATAAAAGACCTCCTAAAGAGTGGGGTTGCGGGGCCTTAAATGCGCCCCGCCAAGGGTTTAAGGGTTTATGCTGGCTCGGTAAGGTTGGTGTGCCTGACGTGCATTTTCCGATTCGAGCATACAAGCTGACCTCTCCACCTCGTATCAGCAGTAATAACGTCTGGTTGCCCAAGAATAGCTTTTGTCATCCATACAGGGGTTGTGAAGTTATACTTGCTGTGCGATCTCAGGCTGAGGTAGTTGAGATTGACGGCATCAAGAATACCGGCAGAATAATAAGCATCTGCAACGATGGGTGCGCCTTCATGCATAATATTATTCCACCCTGCCTCAACCATATCCTTATCAGTATATCTCTGCTGTGGATGCAACGACCGTTTATAACCATCTACCAAGAGCTGAGTGGTGCAACAGAAGTCAGGTAGCATACCGGCAAAACCGCCCATATCTGGTTCTCTAAAAATTTTCTGCATCACCTCATAACTGATGGGCTCAGAGGTTGTAATGACGTTTGCCTTCCAGTCAGACATTTCATCTTCATCGATTGACCCATATTCCGTGGAGGTGGTGGTGTTAAACAAATTACCCAAACCCAAAATGTGGTCAGAGGTAGCAGCAGCGGCTATAACGTGTTCAGCCATCTTCACTCTTGCAGATTTCTTAATGGATTTCATGTACTGGTTGGTGAGGGCTATAATTGCATTATCACCAGTGTTTTGTGTAAGATCGTTAAGGTTTAAAGTGTTTGAGCCGTAAAGACCAGCCCATCTGAACCTTGCAGCGTCCACAATGTCAACTTTGGACTGATTGATAACTGTGGTGGCTCCGTATGCCCCTGAATTAGAGTTCTGATACTCAATAGGAACCTTGATCATCAGGCCACCATCCACAATCTCATGTGGCTGAACCTCCCAATTCCTTACCTTTATGGCCTTACCCATAAGCTTCCAGAGGAGAGCGGAAGCTTTGTTTAAGATATCCTCCGGCTCGGTATTAAGCCAATAGTATTCAGTTGTTGCGTTAAGCTGATTGATTAAACTCATTATTTGACCTCTCTATAATGCGCCTACACAGAACTTAAGGCATCAAGAGCTGCTTGCATGCCCTTATCCCGATCAGCGCCCTTTGTTTTTGGCGGCCTGTCTTTTTGTTGTGGGCTTTGGCCTTTTGTAATTACTTTTCCTGTAGAGTCCACACCTTTTGTAAGGCTCGCGATTCTTTTATATTCTTCGTTCTCTTTCTCCAAATCCGCTACTCTTGACATGGCATCGTCACGCTGGATTTCTCTGTACGCTGATAATGAATCTAGCATCCCTGTTGTGTCTTGGGACATTCGTTCATTAACTCTGGCTTGCATTTCCGGTGTATTAAAATCAGGATTTTTACCGTAGAACTCCTTGTGGGTTGCCTGAATATCACGATTGTCCAACTCTTCCTTGAACATTTTAGTAGCTGCACCCAGAGTTTTTTCATGCTGTGCCATAGCTGTCAGGTTGTTGGCCTGCTCCATTAATCCAAGAAGCTCGGATTGATAGTTACTGTTTACAGGATCTAACTGCAAAAGCTGTTTTTGCACACTGGCGATATCCTTGCTGTAATCTTTAGGGGCCTGTGGACTTTGAGCTTCTGGTTCTTTTTGTTTAGAGATTAGTTCCTGCGCCATCTCTACTTGTTTTCGTAGACCACCAACCTCGTTGCCCTGTTTGTCTATCATTGCCTGCATATTCGCCAACCCTTCTTCAGCGGCCTCTTTTGTCGCCCATGTGCCAAGAAATGGTTGCTCCGTCCCTTCGTCATCCTGACCTGTGGTAATTTCATCTGCCATGCCTCACACTCCTCTCAGGGCTACCAGGTTGAATTTATCCCCATTATGGGGTTCTCTGACAGTATGTCCCTGAAGTCTATAGAGGTTTCCCTCTAAAATAAAAAAGCCCGAAAGTTTGGATGCGGGTTTTAATCACACTTTATCCAAACTTTCGGGCTTAAAGTATCCTGGGTTTTACGCCAGGGCTTTTTGTATCCGAAATTAAACTATATCTTTTCTTTAATGATCACCTCCGGTCGGCCTCTCAATCCGCCCTCATTGAAGTTTAGGTGGATTGAAAATTGCCCGGTAGGTTTGTTTCTTACCCACTGACATAATTTGGCCTGTATGTCAATAAATATTTGGGATATCGATTGCTTTTTTGGCATGTGGATTGCCCTCCGCAACTCGTTGTTTTCTTAAAGAACCACACAGCGTTTAATCCATGCCAACATCAAGCCAATCGTCAGCAAGCATGTCGGTCTGCGATGCTAACCATGGGACAAGACTCTTTGGTGCGGCCTCATTTTTTGTTTGTAGCTGGGTGGTGTCGATATAAATATACGGAGAGGTCATTTTGCTATGTTCACTTGGTCTCTGTAACTCAATAAAAATCCCCTTACCGTTCCACCCTTTACGCGCTACTCTTCGACCTGCCTTTAATTCGTGTATTGCGTCCCCAAAAGTCATAATAAATTTCCTTAATTAATAGATAATAAATATATGCAGACGACCTATGATACTGAAGGCCTCTGCGGTTAATGCTGCCATTACCCAACAGCAACTATGTTGTGGTCCTTCATATACCGCTTATACTCACCCCTTGTCTGTATCCTTGGCTCATGCGGCCTTTGCAGGTTATCGCATGCCGACTTGAGCCACGATACGTCATTGATGCTGTCGCACTGGATACTTCCGCTTGCGGATAATATTTTATTGGCGATATAATCACACTTGGGGCAGGTGATAATTCTTGGAAAATCAGATACCTTGAATATCTTTTCAGATATAGTTTGGCATTTACTACATTCGTATTCGTATATTGGCATTATTCCCTTCCTGTGGTTCCCTCTTCGTTTTGTTTAAACTTATACATTAACCCTACCCCAAAGAACCTATATAAAAATCTTTTCACATAAAACTCAATACTTGACACAGGTTTATCACCCTCTTTTAAAAAGTATATATTGTAGGATGATTCTTTATTAGAATAAAACTTATAATGAATGAAATTAGAAAAATAACACGTATCGCAATATTCACCTATAGCCTTAAACTTTTTAGTTGTATGTGAAGGTAACGAATTGTCAGAATTATTAAGCAGAAAAGAATAGTTGCGCTTTTTGCCGTATGGGAACTTTGGAACTAAGGGAATGCTCAGACATTTTAAAACAATTTTTGGGCTTAATTTGTAATCTTTTTTACCTCTGTTCATTACGGTAAAAGATACAGCTACAGGAGAATCACGAAGATGTTGTTTTGTTATTTTAACTTTTAATCTTTTGAAAGAAAAGAATTTATTTTTATACCTTTTGGTTGCCTTGAAAATCAATTCAGAACGGTTGGCATCTTCCCACCATCGTTCTAACGGCAAGCGTCCTGCATCAGAAACCTCAACAATAGAGATATCAACTATTTCATTTTTTTCTAAAAACCCCCCCTCATGCTCTCCTGATTTATTTGAAAATATACCTATCACATAATCTTTTACCGTATCAATAGCTTCGCGTTCTGTTTCAAACTCTAACGGCAAGAAAATTGGTTTATTATCATTTTTTATTATTTTAGCTATAAACTCTTTCATTTGATTATACTCCACCCTCCTTCTCTTTGTTCTGCCCGGGCTGCATAAGATATTGCCCAAGCTGAGCTGCTTGCTCTTCAGGCAGACCGGCTTGAATTAGTACCTGTAAGGCTTGATCAAGCTGGTTTTCACCAGTTCTTTCAAGAATATCCTTCCATCCAGGTATTCCAAGCGTTTCTAACACAGCCTGTTGATCCACCATGCCCATTTCGCCCAACTTAACAATATCTTCCTTGGTCTGCATACTCGTTCTTGGCATTGAAGACCCGGCCTCTATCACATAAGAAAATTTCCGGCCCGCATAGTCTACTCCCCTAAACCCTCTCGGCTCGTCTGCAACCGTCACTGCTTCCGTCATTACCCCGAAATTCTGATATAATCCAAGACACCATCTGCTACGCTGCTCCGCAATAAAGTCTATGGCAGACGTTTTAGCCTGCATTAAGACAGCGTTCCTTTCCTGTAATGCCATTATCGCGCTGGCAGCAATAACACCAGATGGAGCCTGACCCCTATCGGCATCCTCTATCGTGTAGACTCTATCAAAAAAACCTACAATTAAGTCAAGGACTTGGAAAAAAGTTGCCGGTAAATTAGGTATCTGCATGAACTCAATCCTGGCATTTGGGATTGTAGGCATTAGCACTAATTTACCGGCTTTTTCTATATTATTTTCAATCATTGAGCGGGTGATACCGCAATATTTCTGGATGATTAGCGGCGGAGAAATAACATTTTTCACGTACATGATTAGCCGAGACATGATGTCATTAAGGCTTGATATCAGATCCCCCACCTGCTCTGCTGCTGAAAACCCCCAAACCGATATTAAATCCTTGTAGCTGTTAGCATGATAACACGGGAACCGGCCCCACGGGTGAGACTCTGCGGCAAGCTCTTGGGCTAACTCAGGATTTATGTTCGGGTTTGCCGAGTCGTCAAGCACAACATAACTGCTCTTCTTTTCAGCCTTGGCTTCTGTTATTGTTATTTTCCGTATCGAATCGGGGTACACCGGGATTTTGTGCGTGAATTTTCGCATCTCTCCGGTTTCTTCGTCTATGACTTCCTCGGTAACGATTTTAAAGCTGAGATCCCTGATCCACACTTCTAAAACGAGACCACGATCCATTTTCTTGTCTGAAGTGTCTCCCTTGGTTGTGCGTGGTATTAAGGCATCCTCATAGTTGCCAGTGCTCTCTCTCCGTCCTTTTTTTGTTTTATAATCTTCCCTGACAGTTCCTAATAGCTCATAGGCGTCATTTTCGACAACATCTTTCACATCAAACTCAGCTTCGATTTTACTGATGTGCTCTAAATATGCAAAACATACATAGGGGGCTTCCTCTGAAATATCTTCATACAGCCCTGGGGCAGGGAAAAATGCAAATGGATCAGTTAACAGAATGTTGGGCCGGTTGTTGACCTTATCCCAGTATGGTTTTTCAGTTGTAATCCCATATACTTCCATAGCTCTTGCAGTAGCTCTTATTTTCACTTGTTGATTCGTGTCTTTCCACCACTTCAAGAGCTTTACGGATAAGATACTTTCTGCATCATCCTGATACCCGTCTAAATCAACCACCTCTCCAACCGGCTCCCTGGCTGTGATGTTTGCAACGGTCCGCTCTACATTGCTAAAATACAGGTTGACAGGTGTCGAGTTTGACTTTCCCTTATATAGTGCATAGTTAGACAAGAAATCATCGTTTTTGCAAAGCCTATCTTTCTCATTCTTAGCTATTTCAAATAGGTTGTTGGCGAACTCAGCTACGTCCTTATGCCCCTCTGGGGGGATCTTTTCTAAGTTCCATTTATCATCAATCATTGCGATAACTCCTTATGCTTATTTCGCATATGGCTGGCCAGCCCTGTTCTGTTAGCGCACACCTTGCCACAAAATTTGCATTCAAGCGGATTTTCTAATTCAAGTATAGAAAACTCAGCCTCCGGGTCTGCGCCATCATCGAAATCGAGAAAATCAATAATAGCCTGGTTTTTCTCAGCCTGAGATTGCTGCCTAACCTCAACCACATCTTCAGCTATAATTAATCGACCACCTGGGGCCAGGGACATTCCGCAACTTGGACACAACATCATTGACGCTGTAGTCGTAGAATAGTTTCCTCCACCCTCGTCAAAGCAATTCCACCCTCTATTTCGGTACTTTTCTGTGAGCTTCACAAAGCTACCGTTGACAAGAACGTTAGGCTGATAACATTCTGTAGTTTCATGCTGTATGCGTTTACATCCGGGGCATTGTACTCTCACAATTACCTACCTCCTAAGTTTTTCAAGAAATCAGCATTCTTTTTTAACACATGTTTAACTTTCTCCGAAGGCTCAGGGGGGAAGTCAGGACCATCTTTCGTGGGGATGGTAAACACCTCTCCTTTCCGTGATCCACCTATGAAGGTCTGTTCAGCTCCTTCCTCTATAGAGCTCTTACCCCGAAACATCACAAACGCCCCCGCAAAAAAACAGGCGATAGCTAAAAAAGCACCAGCACCACAGCATATTAAGTTTATTGCATAAGTAGGCAATGCTCTAATCCTCCCTTAAGGAATACTCTATTTTCTTTTCGTAATAACTTGATTTTTTTATTTGATGCCACGGCACACAGACCACCCGACCGTCAGCCTCCATATAATTCACACCGGCTTCATTATGCACATTAGCGATATATTTTATAGGCATCTGTTTCCATGTGAAGCTCACCTTCTCACCTGTCAGCAATTCCAAATCAATTTCAATCTCTGCAAATGGTACGTCCATACTCTTTATTCCTCCCTCAAAATATAAACATTATTGTCCTCTGCACTATTCATCCACAGCACGGTGTTCAGTAGTGTGTGCAGCATCCCGCCCGTAGCCATCACAGCCGGATCATTAGCCCTAAACTCCTGTATTCTGGTCTTCAAAATATTGTTGCTCCCTAAAAAAAACCGTTTCTTTCCAAACTGGATACACGCTCTCAGGGCCCTAACGTAGATTTCAAAATTATTCGTGTCGTAAAACTCGACAGGTGGCGTGATCGATATTGGTTCCCGGCTCCCCTGCCTCAAGATCTCCTCGTTTTTCAATGCCAGTGTGGTTATGAATTTTTCAGGATCCCCGGTAAAACTATCCTTAAAACCGTATTTCTGCCGCAACTCAACGCAATGATCGATCAAGGTGTTAACGTCAAGGCTCTCAGCTTCCTCTATCAATTGAAAATCTGCATCAATGGGGCTTATGTGCTCTATAGTTTTGGAAGGTCTCACAACGCCTATCATTGCGACATACCCAGGTATTCCCAAACCCTGATCTGTAACTGGTGTCGGCCAGCCGATGCAGGCATATATTTCATAGTATAGCTGGCCTGTCTCTGTATTCTCGAACCACCACGGCTTTTCAACGAAAGCACGGTTGGTCACAACAGCTTCGTCCTGTCTGGCACGGTATGTCTGCCAGGGTTCAGGGTGCGTAACACGTCTTATTATTGATTTGTTTTTCATATTTTCTTATGATAGGTCGCAATCGTCGAAGAAATTGGATTGCTTTATTATACTTGAAAGCGCATATCTTATGGCGTCAATACAATCATCATGTTTTTTGACAATTATCGGCAATACTTCATTTGTCTGCTTGTCAACTTTGTAGCTGTACAGCCGGAAATCTTCAGCTGCACGTTGACAACGCTCATGGATGACTATTTTCCTGAATCCTTTCATCACTGCAAGGCCATCTTCCACGCTCCCCGGCCATTTAGGTGCACTTGCAACCTTATATCCCTTCCTACATAGATGACTTGTGGTTTCTGGCCTGGCGCAATCTGCCTGTATTGGATATTCTTTATGTTCCAAGACTGTATTTAAAAAATCAGGAGTATCATCTAATTCTACTCTAACCCCCCATGCCTCTCTATCTATATATAATGTCTTTTCCATAATCCAACATCGGATAAATGCGGTAGGGGATACAGAGAATCCGTAATCAAGACCATAAAACCTCCGAACATGCTCAGGCGGTTCAAGAAATGACGATATTTCAAACCTACCTCTAAATATAATAGCATCAGATATTTTCCTGCATTCTCCACCCCACACATGTTCATATGCATCTGGATCATTCTCTAACATATATTTTCGCTCGTCATTAAGAGTTTCAGGGAAATGTGGGTTATCTTCCCATCCGACTTTCCTGAGAATAGATTTCGGCGGTGGATTGGTGACAAATCGTTGAAAGGTTGGATCTTTTTCATCATCAGGATTAAAGCTTATCCATATTTCAGAGCATTCCTTTCTGATGGTTGGAATTAGAATTTCCCAGCTATTTTCAGATATAGCCTGCGCCTCCTCTACCCAACATATGTCAATTCCCTCTGTCGATTTAATTTCCTGGATAGACCTCTGAAGCCCCTTAAAAATAAACTCCGAGCCATTTTGGTGAGTTATAGACTTTTTAGTAACCTTAAAAAACCTATTTAACCCTGCGTTGCTGATCTGATCTGACATGAGTCGATGTACAGAGTCCGCTATACTCGATTGAAATTCCCTGGTGCATAGTATACGAGTTTTCTGTGTGTGCGACAATGCCACTAATGCTTTCGCAAAACTATAACTTTTTGCCCCACCCCTGCCCCCGTAGAAAATTTTATACCGTTCTTTCTCTTTCAGGCATAAAAACTTTTCAGGGAAATCTTCCCCTATAATATCATCGTAGCTATCTTGATGTGCATCGCGCATGCTCTCAAGAGCATCGGGATTCATCTTCGCAACTAAGAGTGCTGCTAAGATATCAGGATCGGGCAATTCTGTTATAATGGGGGAAGATTCAGGCATAGTTTACCCCTCAGTTCCATTTTTGAGGGGATTAATGTCGATTACAGGAGCTCGTTTTTCTAACAATTTCAATTTTACCGCTCTCGCATACTCTTCAGGCAACGCAGCAAGGATTTTATCTAACATTTCTTGATCTATGCCCACATCTAACTTTAACAGAAAATCCCCCTCCGATTTCCCTAATAACTCTGAAGCTTTGATACGATCTTGCATTTTACAAGCGACTTCTACCAGGACGCCATCTTTATTAAGTTTTTTTTCTTTTATTTCTCCGGTCACAACATCAGACCAAAACTTTTGCCGCTGATCCCGGCTTAAGACGTCCGGTTTAAGCTCTAAATCTTTTTTGTAATTAATCAGTTCACAAATACTTACGTTTTTCAAACACCGACACCCGGCCACTTTCGGAGTATTATAAGGAACCAAAGCAGCAGTATTGGTCCCATTCCCATCCCACAGATCAACAAACCGCTTCTGCTTTTCCGTCAACCGATCATATTTTTTTTGTAAATCATCAGGATATTTCATAGTAAGTGAATCTGTATCAGACAAATAAAGATAAATCAAATTATATTAATTCTCAACTGCCCCCAAAAGTGACAATTTTTGTCACCAAGTGACAATTTTTGTCAAAACACAATATGTAGTAGAGCAGACAGTGCCACCACAGTCACATATAGTATTTAGGCTTATCAGCAGGGCATTTCCCATCAAAACATTACCATTTTTTGTCACTCTACCAGTTACCCATAAAATGACACATAGAATATATATAATAAGGAAAACAGGCAGTTACAATCTCTTTATTAATTGTCATGACTATGGCATAAGCTGTGCATTATATAAGAGTAAGAGAGAGATTTATAACAACAAAAAAAAGGAGAAAGAGAATGTACAAAATACCCGTTCAAGAAAACATCAATGTGAACAAAACAGCCTTGAAAAACATTAACGACAGCCGGATAAAAGGTCGGTTGGTTGCTAACGATAGCAATATGGTAGCAAAAAGAGTTGGAGGGAAATTAATAATAGCCTCCAACAAAGAGTGTTTCAGGGCTTGGTGGAAAAGCCTTGCAAAGTCTTGTGCCACACACTCTGCGTCGAAAAACTGTAGTGTAAAATACTACAGAAAACAAGATTTATATGTCATCAATAGCGATGACAAAATAGATCACTCTTGTATAGATGTTATTACAGATTACATATAGAGATAAAAAAGGAGGGGGGGAGCAGCCCCCTCCCAAACCCAAGAGATTAATTAAAACTAAAACCAGGGAGAAAGAAAATGTTCCAGGAAATAAAAAAATGCACACTGGGAGACACCCCATTAAAGAACAACAAATGGATAGATATGTCCGAAGAAATCCCCATGGATAGCCCTTGCACTGTCCGTCTGCATGGAGACGGAGAGTGGGACGCTGTAACAACCCACAACTATGAAAAATTCCGAATCTTCGCCATGAGGATCGATGGCGATATAAAGAACTGCTCAGTTTATATGGGTGGGTAAAAATATAACAACTAAAACCGGAGACAATAAAATGAAATTCTCAGAAATAAGATTAGGGAACCTCAACGAAACCCTGCACGAAATAGCGTGTAGGAAGGTAACAAAATTAAATCCAATTTTGGTCTACGACAAAGAGGCCAACAATTTTTCAATCGAGTCTGGGTTGAATGATTTCCCCGATAAAATTAAAATAATAACAACCTTGAGGGACGGGATTGAGGGTCTGACTGACGAGGTTGCAGACGATGCGATCTATATTGGCAATTGGTTTCAGTTTGGCCTCTTTATGAACATTGTTGAGGTTTAAAAAAACCAAGACATTTATTAAAATAACCCAATAAGTGTCTTGACAACGAAGAATGGACATAGTATATTATAGGTAAATGAAGGGACAACTTTTAAAAACAAAACGGGAGAAAAATAAAATGAATAACCAGGAGATCAAAACAATAACATCGGCCATGGTAGCAAAGCAAACCTGGGTAAGAAAAAGCCTAAACGACTTCCTGCAAATATGGGCAAAGATTACGGATAAAGAAATTTCAGGGCATAAGGCCATGGAACTTTATAAATTCTATATTTGCGAAGAAACGGAAAAAAAGCTGTTCCTGGTCAGAGGGAAAACAATGATAGCGGGGGGGACCTTCAACCCATATTCCGAGGAATGGGAAACCTGGGACTATTATTTAGACTTGGAAAATTGCAGCATCGCCAGAATCAGGCGAATTATTACAGCAATAAATAAAAAGCTACCTGAATATTTCAAAAATATCCAGGCCGACATTGACATTCTTTCAGAAGAAGGTCAAAAAATTAACTCCCTGATTGAAAAGTTATCTTAAGGGAGGAATATGTGAAAATTAAAAAAAAAAGAGGGGGGCAACCAGTCCAATTCCCAAAAAAACAATACGCAACCAGGCTGAAATTAACAACAATAGCCTGGCTAAAAAAACAAAAAAATGCAGCACAGACCATTGAGGCTGCGATTGAAAACTTTAAAAAGGAGCAACAAAATGAATGCGCAAAACAACAGAGAAAGGCTAATGGACCAGCTTAGCAGGGGATTAATAACGGCAGACCAAGCGAACGTACAAATGGTCAGAAATGAAAGAGTTAGGCTTGTCACAAAACTATCACGGGAAGATAGAAATGCCCTAAACAAAGCCGTAAAAGAAAAAAAATTAGGCCACTTAAAAAAAGACGGCCTAAAGCCAGAGGCTTATTTTCACCCAAATTTTGACTATTTAGCCCGGTCAAAAAGAAATGCTGCTATGGAAAAAGGGATAAGAGCATTAAAAGCTATTTGCGTATAATATAAGAGAGTGTGCGAAATGAATGCCCACCAAAAAATAAAAACCCACTTTGACAAACTCTTGTCTATGGAGCAAGAAAGTTTGTCAAAACTGGAAAAAATGAACAATCCTTCTGATAACGATCAATGGAGGATCCAGTTAATTGGCATGAGGGTTTCCAAGCTGAAGATTAAAATACTCACACTCGACAAATGATAGTATAAGGTCGGGATTTTATTACCCCGACCTTTTTTAATCAAATCATATTTTTTTTTGCATGGCCATACCCCCTATTTCCATCCCCAAAGCCATCCCCAACAACGCCAATATTTTTACGGCGGCAATCACCGCACAAAAAACGCCCCTCTTTTTCCCGACTCTTACAGCACGTACACATTTTTTCATCATCTATTTTTTTTCTGTATTTCGGATAATAAAATGGCCTGTCAATCCCTTTTAGGATCTGGACGATGCAGGAAATAGGGATTTTATGTCGGAGGAAAATTGCGTTGTTTGAAACTCCTTGGCTGTGCAATTTTTTCACGATATCTTGATCTATATATATTTTTTCTCTCATATCTCATTACCCCCACATTTCTTCCTTATTGAAAATTGTTCAGAATTAAAAAACAAATCATCTGAACCGAAAATATTAATATTATAATGATCAACAGCCAAAGAATCTTTAACCGACTGCAACATAAAAACAGGTATACCGGCCTCAGCAATCTCTTCTGCAACTTTGCAATGATCACGGTGGCTATGGGTAACTAAACAACCCTCAATTTCCGATAGCCGAAACCCTAAACCCTCCTTTATTTTGCGAATAGGCAAACCACACTCGATCAAAAGGCTTGTACCATCAGCTGTTATTTTGTAACAGTTCCCGGTTGATCCGGTTGCTATAATTTTAATATCCATGAACTATTTTAACCCCAAAACTTCACGCATAAGAGAATGTTTCTCGCATACCTCACGACATCTCAACAAATGTGCTGTCATGGCCATTAACTCAGACGCACGTCCTCCTGAAACTAATTCAGAGGTTTCCAGCACCATCGCCAAAGTCTCAACAAATTCTAAAATAGAAACGGCCTCCCCAGCGATTAATGCCTCTTTTTTTTGTGCTTGGTATGTAGCGTTCAAAATAACTCCTTTGTGTTCGGCAGGCTGCATGCCTTATTATAAACCTTTATGGGCATAATGCTTAATAATAGCCCAAGCAACCAGACAGCCCACAATAAAAAAAACTAAGGCAGACCCTCCCCAAAAAGGCAGCGTGACCCACCACCATGACCAAGGAACATGACCAGTAAGTTTAAGAACAACAAAAACGATCCCCAACAGTCCAGCAGCCCCTATCCCCGATGATGACGAATTTGAAGTATTAGACACCTTGAAACCTCCACCTATATTTATTTAACTGGTTATGTTTCGCTCTCAAAATAAATTCTACACTTAGGGCAAAAAGCTTGGTAATAATCCTTACCGTCTTTACCCTCTCTTTTCACTCTGATACCATGAACTTGCTCATATTCTAATTCTGTTTTACATTTTTTACATTCGTAGGCCTTCATTTTTAAACCTCCATGAGACATAACGGTGTTAATAAATAAAAACTATTGTACAAGCTTACCAGGATTGACCTCTCGTGAAATAAAAACTCCACACCGTTTGCAGGTTATTATTTCGCAGGAGCAATTTATGTAAAGATTAGACTCTCTAACATTTAAGCAGCCATCCCCTATCTGGCCATACTGGTTGCTGCCAACCTCTACCGTTGCGTCTGTATTCTCTATACTTGTAACCGGACTATGGCCTTTAATTTTGCATATTAATGATTTAATTCTTTTCATTTCGTCCTCCGCATAGCAGCATTAACGGATTGTTTCCTTTATCAGAAATATATCTGTCACACTCTGCTCTAACCTGATCGCAACCAATACGAGATGATGCAATTAAAAAATATATTCTGCTCAACTGTTCGGCAACATCTATATACTGCCGCATCTGTGTGAACACTTGCGCTGCGGTCATTTCTCCGCAAGCAATCTTGTATTCAATCTCGTCTATTTCCATATTTCTTTGTCGTTTAACCCCATAGATGTCGTTTTTTTCTAAGACTTGAACTAATTTGTAAGCGAAATCACCAGCCAGTTTATTCGTGATGTATTCCTCGAACTCCAAGGGCATAATGCTCGCTATTTTCTTCCTTGCAATATCTGTTTGGTTTTTCATCGTTGTCTCCTATTTACTTGTCACACCTTTTAACCAACTCAAAAATAGCTTTTAAAATTAACTGATTTTCCTCAATATCATCAAAAGTAATTTGTTCAAGTTCTTTTCCACAAAGCTTACATTGTGAAGAAATACCTTCAACAGTTAAAAAACATGTCCCCTCTGATCCATCGATAAATGCGAAAACAGGTTCGTGCTTGCATTTATGTGTTTTTTCACATTTAATCGCTGTATCCTGGGAATTATGCTCCTTTTTACATATTTCACACTGATAGCAAGTATGTGTGACCTGGCTTTTCCGCTTTATTTTTTTCATCGTCATTTCCCCCTAAGCAAACATAAAAAGAGATTCCCCATCATACACCACGCCACACCGAGCCAGCTCAATAATCTGCGCCTCTGTCAATTTTTCAATATCATCATATTCAACATCGAGCCAAATTTTATCGTGTCTGGCAGCACAGACCATGTCTCCGTCTCCTGGGAACAATTCCTCCAGCAGCAAAAAAGCATTCAAATCAGGTCTATTCGACCTTTTATTCTCAACTTTTTTGAAGTTTAAAAATTCTTTATAGTGTTTTTTAAAAATATCTTTTATTTTCATGCTTCTTTGTCTCCTTATTATTTTCAAACAAAAAATGATTTAATGTGGGGAATTTCACCCCATGTGGCTAACGTGTCGGCTGGATTTGGTTGTTATGTTGCGGCTGCGGGGATTTGCACCCCGCATAAATTATAGTTGGTGTTAGTTAGCACCTCATAAGAGGGATAATCGTTAATATATTCACCAACCTTATCGGAGCGCCCCAACTTCCCGGCTATTTACCTAACTTGTCTTACAGTTGGACTTTTGCCCGCTCCGCTCTCACCCGATAAGTGTGCGTCTACCTATTCCGCCACGCCGCAATTTTAAAAGAGCAATATAACAGCATTAATAAATAGAAAATTTAAATAAAAACAGGGACACCAGTAAGCTCCTGGATCTCTTTTTTAAAACGCTCCGGGTCCGTAAACTAACAATTCCTTAATTTTTCGGCCTCAACTTCATGTTTCAATCCTTTTACAATTCCAGTTGCCTGGTTAAGTAATTCGTAGTAGAAATTTTCATACAAGTATTCGATCAATGTTTTTCCACAAATAATTTCAATATCTGTAAAATCAATCTCAGCAGGTGTATCCGGTTCAATCCTTTGCCCAAACTTATCTTTTGTTCCTTTTTCGGCTGGTGTGTAATCTGCCTCAAGCTCTAATCCGTTAAAATATAGTTTCATGCTTGTTACTCCTTGCTGTTTTTAATATCATTATAGCAAGCCATAAATTTCTTACAATCATCAAGGGTTTCAATTACCTCCAGCCTTGCAGTTTTTTTGGCTTCTAAGAATAATTCTGGAAACTCGCTGTTTATTTCATCAATTTTATCAATTTCTTGATTAACTTTTTCTTTAAACTCTGCGTTTAATTTCTCTGTATGCTTAACCCCAGCAGCCGTCACCCTCTCTCTGTTTGTGTCATCCAATGCTTTAATTTCAGACAAATGCTTATCCCGCCAGTTATTTTTATGAGGGATGGAGGTTGTTTTTTTAAGCTTTTTTATAAGATCATTAGCTATCTCTTTATTTTTGTCAGGATAAGTTTTTATTCTCCAAGTCTCAAAAGCTGCCCAAAAATCATCAAACACCATAGCAGCTTCGACTTTAAGCTTATCAACAGATATATCTTGAGCTTGTGCCGTTTGCGCTAAAAAATTATCAAGTGTTGCGTCTGGAGGGTAATCTATATGTTGTGATACAAGATTATTAAAAGTTGAAGTATCAAAGGTTTCTGGTTCTGGTTGGCTACCGTCTATCTCATTAACATAATCAGCCCACACGCTTTCCCCTTCTCGTATCGATTGATAAACAGCCCTGAGTTTAATCAACTCAGGCGGAGTCAAAATATCAAGGGTATGTTTAATATATTTTTGTAATTCTTTTGGGCTTATTCCTAAGCTTGAAAAAGAATCAAGAAGTTTTTTCTTTTCACCCTCTGGGTCTTTTGTAGCTCGCTCGGCCACGGTTTTCCGGGCTGCTGCCATACCTTCCTCTATAATATCAGTTGGTATTAGTCTAAGGCCTTCATTTCTCAAGACTTTTGACACCCAGGCACTTTCTTTGGTGTACATTTCTTCATCTGTTGCCACAAGGATATATACAGTTTTACCATACGAATTCGTGCGCTCAGAGATATAATCATCCTCACGATTATTTTTACTTCTACGCTCGACAGTTCTTTTTATTTGAACGTCTCTGGTAAATTGAGCGTTTGTTTCGAGATCAAGGGCACTAACCCTTACCCTTCTAATATTTCTATCCTCGTAAAGGGTAGTAACCTCTGTCATAACATTACCCCATTCACGCAATGCCAGCTCCGCAAATCTAATGGAAGGGCCTTTAATAGTTTTTCCACCCACAGGTCTTTCATACTCTGCTTTTCCAGCGAACTCAGACCGCCTACAAGCCTTTAAAATTCTGTCCCTGGACTCCATAGAATCACGGGGTTTTTGATATGCCATAATGTATCCAGATTGGATTCTTGCTTTTGCGGCTTCCCCGGCTGCAATAGCGGCTGGATCTGTTGCTATTAATGATTGTGATGGCTTAGTAATTGCAAACTTTTCCATAATTATCCCCTTGTTGTTCTCGTTTTAAGTTCAGTTACTTCAAAAACTCTAACCCCTGGAATATTAGTTAATCCACTTTTTATCATTGCGTTAACTTGGGGTTTGATTGCTTTGATAATCTCTGTTTTTCGTTTTTCAAAGATGATATCAGGCAACTCTTTAAAATCAATTATTTCCCAATCTTTTTTTATGTTAAGTTTAGCTGTGCCAGCATTGGTTTCAGTTTTAAGTTCAGGCATAATTGGGGCAACCACTTCGGGCACGATTACTTTTTTAACCTCAATAATTGGGGCTGACCCACCAAACTCTTTATCAAGTTTGGCCTGTTCGGCCTCTGCTTTTTCTTTGGCCTCTTTCTCAAGCTGTTTCCTGATCTTGGCTTGTTCTTCAGCAGCTTTGCGCCTGGCCTTTGCTTCTTTTTCTTGCTTGATTCGTTCCTGCTCTTGAAGATATGGCTTAATCTTGTTGTTTAATTTTGTTTGCACAACACTCAATCTGTCCCTTAGCCGTTTCACTTCACCGTCCAGAGTGTCTGTGACTTTCAAATATGGTTTTTTAGCTGCTTTTCTTTTCCTCTCTATTGTTTGAGCAATTTTTTTTGATTGCGTTGTCATTTCAACAGCGTCATTATTTGATTGCTGGTCTTTTACTTCATGCTTATCTGCCTTACTCTCCATTAAATCTATTTCTTTATGAAATTTATTAAATAAATTCAGCAACGGGGCAGGATCAAAAGGATCGTGTATAGCTGGAAACTTCGTTTCGGCTTCATTTTCTTCCCGTGGTTCATTTAAAGCGTTAAAATTTATATTCATCTGTGCCCCTTTTTTTTGGATTAAAAAAATTATGCATGTTTAATGCGCTTTGTAAAATATTAAAATAATAATTAAAATTATCGTATTTTTTTACCAGGCAACCAGAACCATCTTTTTTTAAGATAACAGAAGCTTGTTGCCCTGTTTCAATACCTCTATCTTTTTTAGCAAGATGCCTATATCCGCAGCCTTGAAGTTCCCACCAATTTTGAAAAGCTTGTGATGTTTTCCAATCCGCAAGGG